CTATACTGAGTTGGTAGTTGAAATAGGTGCAGAGATTTCATTAATGAAATCTCATACATCTCCAGCAACATATGAATTTGCCAAAAGATGGTTTAGAAATGGTATTGAAATTTCAGGAATTCCAGTTCGTGGATTCTTAGATAATCTTGGTAAGTATCACATCATATATATGAATGTGATTACCTTGATATCTAGGGGTATACTAACTGCCCGATATTCTTCAATCCCGGATCTAATCATATCTTTATTAAAGATTACTTCTAATCTGAAAGAACGGCAGTATAATAATCTATATTCCCGGATTACCATGCTACATGCTATGCACTTGTACTTACACACAGATAATAAACTTCAGTTAAGAAATTTATTAGATGGTAAAGTACATGGATTTTCATTACCAACAGACCCTGAGGAACTATTTGGTTTCTTAGAGGATGTTGTAAGAAAATCAGCAAATGCTATGTTAGCTGATAATTCGAGAAGATTATCTACTTACTGTAACGATCTGATAAAAGCAATCTATGATAAGACTGAGAAGATGGAAAGCAAGACTAATGGTTGGCGTCCATCTATACAAGATGTCGGACTAATTCCTATTGTTCCTGCTATTTTCAGTAAAATGAGAATGACAGTTCAAGGGTTAATTACTCCTAGTCATATTAGCTCTATTAAAGATATGATCAAAGTCTTAGACTTTGAAGATCCTTATAGAGCGAGTACAATTAGAACCTCATATCGCTTAATTGGGACAGAGTCTCGATTGGCTAAACAATGTTTAGTAACAATCCAGGCCATGGCCAAGGACGAAATGATGCCATTTAGTATATCTGGTCAAAGAGCTTCACAAGCTCTTCATCAGATGACTATGGTAGGTTCTCTTGTAGACTCTAAGAACCCTAGAGCACCATTAACGCTTGGTATTTCTCCATTTGGAGGAATGCAAGGAAAACAGTTACTTTCAGACTTCAGAGAGCTGATGAAGGACCAATAGTCTATTCAAGAACCGATTATAACAAAGTTGGTTCACCAAAACTCCTTTTAAAAGGCTTTTCCATGTTAATTTGGAACGCAAGGAATGGTCTCAATGAGAAACAATCCCTGGTGCTCCTTGTTATTACGGATTAACCTCTCGTTAAGTCGTAAGGAGAAGACAACAGTCATTATTTGATCGGCGGTCGGGTAAATTCCCATTGGTTTCCCAATGGAGGGGTCCCGACGCATCCTCCGCTTTGTTAAGCG